GGGACTTCGGGGCCGCCGTCCTTCTTTTACCACCTGTCGGGGTCGCAGCGTAAGCAAGACACCGTGATAGGGGGTCTGGGGGTCTGCGTTAGCAGAATTCCCCCAGTGGAACAAAATCGGATTTTAATAGCGTAAGGAAGAATAACAGGGGCGCAGGACTGCGTCACCTCGGGCGGTCGCCCTTCGGTTCGGTAATTGCAACAACGGTACGAATGATGGTTTGCGCTACTTGAATGTGAACAACACTGCCGGGAATGCCAACTGGAACATCGGGGCCGCCTTATTCTATCTTAAACGGAATAACAACCCAAAGCAGTCCTGCTTCCTACACCGCTGACCTTTGAAACAAGGTTTACTCACCATTACTGGGAAGATGAGTGGAAATGAGTCCGACACAGGACGCACGGTAAAGCGGTCGCACCTGCCGTGCGTAGGAGATAGAAGAAAAAATATCTTATAGGAGTACTCAGCAGAATGCGAAAAACACACACAGAAATCCATCTGCGTAATGAACCGAAACACGGTCACAAAGAGTACAAATATCTGTATCAACAAATGCTGAAGGATGATGTCATTCGGAAAGCATATAAGAAATTACGCAAAGGAAAAACCAAGAGAAAAGAGATCCAGTACATAGACGCACACCTCGATGATGAGGTGCAGAAAATGTACGACATGATCCTAAACACAAAGCCGGAGGGAGTGGACGTCCCACACCCGGAACTGGCATACAAGCCAAAGAAAAGAACCCCGAAGATCATCTTCGAACATGGGAAAAGACGAAAAATTTATATGCCGGAAATTCATGAACAATGGCTGCACCACATCATCGTTCTGGTATTAGAGCCAATCATCACAGCCACAGCCTATCCATACTCCTGCGGTTCGTTCCCAAAGCGTGGAGCACACTACGGAAAGAGACAGATAGAGCGGTGGCTTTTGCATGACCCGAAGAGAACACGGTGCTTCGCAAAGATGGATATCCGGCACTTTTATGATAGTATCCGGCTGAAAATTCTGATGAAGGAACTGGCAATCCGAATCAAGGATGACTGGTTTTTATACATCATCGGATTATGCCTACAGGGATTTAATAAAGGAATCCCTCTCGGATTTTACATCAGCCAGTGGTTGGCAAATTACCTCTTAGAACCACTCGACCGACTGATCACAGAGGTGCTCGGTCTGCCAAAGCTACAAAGGTACATGGACGATATCGTCATATTCGCAAGCAGCAAGAAAGTCCTCCAGAGAGCCATCGTGGAGATAAGGAAGATGCTCGGTCAGCGTTTCAGATTAAAGCTGAAGCACAACTACCAGGTATGCAAATTCTACTACGAGAAGGGCAAGCGGAAGATAGGTAGGGCACTGGATTTCATGGGTTTTATATTTTACAGAACCAAGACGCTGATCAGAAAGAACATCATGCTATCCGCAACACGGTTGGCAAAGAAGATGGAGAGGTCAAAGGAAGCGAACCGTGGATACTTTCACAGACACATCGAAGCCATGCTGTCGTACATGGGATGGTTTACCTGCACGGACACATATGACTGTTACCAGAGCAGGATAAAACCTTATATCCATGTGGGCCGGCTTAAGAAAATAA